CCGTTAAGTGTAAATGTTCCAACTACACCAGTAATAGGTTCACTTACGTTTGGCTGAATAGTACCAATAGATACTGTAGCCGATACGCTGTTTAGTGCCTCATCTACTTTCGGTTCAACTGTTCCAATAGAACCTGTAGCACTTACACTGTTTAGTGCTTCTATAATATTAACAGTAATTGTGTTAATACTACCCGTAGCACTTACACTGTTTAAGCGTTCACTGATGTCAATCTCAAATCCATTGATAGCAACAGTTTGAACTGAACCAGTGGCACTGACTCCCGTTAATGCAACTTCAGGTGCTACAATTCCGTATCTAGCAGAACCGTATGCACCAGTACCATAAAGAGCATCAAAGGAATCGTAGAACGCCATGTTCTACTCCTTACGCAATACGAATTACAGCGTTGCTTGCGTCAGCGGCAGGAAATTCAATTGTCAAGTCACCAGCAGTAGCAGAAACAGTACCACCAAAGTCAATAACAGCAATGGCAGAGTTACTGTTAGCTGTATTATAAATAATACAACCGTCAGCAGAAACTGTTACGTTGCTGAATACTTCATCAGTAAAGTCTACAATAGCAGTAGAACCATCAAGAGTGATTGACGCACCATCAAGTACCTGACCACCAGCAGTATAGTTAGTGCCAGATGCTTCGTCAGAGTTACCTGTTACGTCAGAGTAATTAGTTGTGCTGGCATTATACGTGCCAGTAGGGGATGCTTTAATCAGAGCAAGTTTAAGCGAGTCCGTGTCCAAATCATGAAGACCGCCTAAAAGTTCTGTTTTGAAGCTATTGCACATAGCAGTTGTGATTGCCATTTGTTTTCTCCAATATTATCACAAGATGTAAAGGGGCAACCCGAAAGCTGCCCCAATACGTTATTTAGGCGAGTGTGTCGCGGTCTACTTCATCAGCAGTGCGTGGTGCGGTCATGTCTACAACGAGTGCGTAGACACGTGCCTTACCAGCAGTACCTGTACCAGTGACAGTTGAAACAACGTCAATAGTGTCGGCAACAGTCGTACCTTGTGGCACGGCGGCTTCTGTGATGATGTCACCTACTGAACCAGATTGCAGGTTAATTGCTGTCACAATGTCAGCAGACCCGATTGACAGGTCAGCAGTGTGAGCAGTTGAACCAGCACAGGCTTCAGTGATGACTGCACCAGCGGCAAGTACCATGCAGTTAGCAGGAATGCTAACGGCAGTTACAGTACCACTTGCGGTAGGAAGGGTTACTTCGGCTTCGTAAACACGAACACCTTTAGCAACGGTTTGTGAAAGAGTAGCCATTGTCTAATCCCCCCTTATACCAAGTTGTAGATGGCGTTGACAAGACCTTCAGGGCGAAGAATCTTGCGACCATACAGGTGCATACCACGAACAATGTCAGCGAAGCTGTCAGGGTCACGGTAGGTTTCGGTCTTGTTAATCTGCTCTGCAGTTGCAACAGCAGAATCGTGACCACCAACCATTACGCCGTAGTTAGAAGCGTTAGTACCACCAGTTGTTGATGGACCAGTTCCAATTGAAGGCAGGTTGTTGGAAACGTAGACACGGAAACCATGCAGGTTATTCAGAATCAGACCATTCTGCAGACCTGCACCACCGAAATCAGAGTTCAGAAGACGTGAATCTTCGTCCATCAGGATTTCTTTGAATACAGGGTCAATAACCAGCCAGCGGCCTTGGCTATCAACATTCTGCTGGTCCAGTTTACGTGCCATACGAGCAACAATCTGCAGTGCGTTGGCGTTACCTGAACCAACAGTTGCAGAAGTCGCGCCACCAGCACGTGCCTGAATACCAATTGACTCATTGGCTGAACCGCCAAAGTCAGAAGCGTCCAGCTTCATGCTTGCAAGCAGTTCATCAGAACCTGCAGTTGAAACAGCCTTTGTACCATTAACAGTTGTGTTAGCGGTATCAGCAACTGAATGAATTGCAGATTGTGTGTAGCCTGACAAGTAGCCAAGAACGTCTTGGTCAAACTGGTCAGCAAGGCGATACGCAGCACGATCACTTGCCAATGACTGGAAGTTTACGTGTGAGTGTGCCTCTTCAATGTCGTCAACCTTAAATGCAAAGTAGTTAGCTTTGTCAATTGTAAGGCTGAAGTCTTCATCGTCAAGGTCTTGTGCAGTGATTTGTGTACCACGTGCATAAGCCTGAACTGAGATTTCGGGTTCCTTGATAATCTTAACGGAATCACCCATTGCTGCAATCTCACCGAAGTAATCGGAGTTAGTGATTGCCTCACAAACAGCGGCCTTGCGGAAAGCAAGTTGCACCTGTTTGGAGTAAATGACTGGTGAAAAATTACCGTTAGGAAGATTACCATACCCGGCTGCGGTAGTAAAAGCCATGATATTTCTCCTATTATTGGCATTTAAACAGATACAAACTCACCAGACTAATCAGAGGCTGATTCACTATGGGTGCGTATCTTATCTAGTTGGCCTACCAGATAGTCAACGGGCCATGTTCGTCAGGTAATCCGTAAGACATAGGTTGTGTTTGCTGATTAGTGTAGGCAAGTAGCTAACCTACCTACACTATTATTGACTATAGTTATACGAAAAAATAACTATTTGTCAACACTTTTTTTATCTGGCTGAACCAGATACATCATAGATAAACTTTCCACTACGGATAGCTTCCATGATTTCGTCAGATCGCTTCTCATATTCTTGAGGCGACATCTTCTGAACTTGTGACTCTTTCAGATAAGTAGAGGATTCATTTTCCTGTGGCTTACTACGACTGTTCTTTGTAGAAACAGACTTAGCTGCATCCTTATCTGTTGTAGCTTTCTTGGAAGTAATTCCCATGTCAGCTTTGTACAAGTCAATTGCTCGTGCGGCAGAACGTGCGTCATTGTCATTTTCGTACAATGCATCCTGTACCCATTTAGGCTGGTCTTCTGCCCAAGTATGAAAGTCGTCACTGTCACGAATTTCATCAAAGTCAGGATGAAGGCGCATAAGTTCTGCTTCAGCTTTTTCTTTAGTTGCGCTAAGTTGCATCTCATCAATTGCTTTAAGTCGTTCTTCCAAAGCAGATGATTGCTCACGTGCCTTCTTCATTGCAATTGTTTCAACGATAGCAGCTACGTCTGGATAATCTGCCGCCCACTGTTCAATGTCTTCATCAGACTTAGGCAGTTTCATTTCTTTTTTTGTAGCTTCACTTAGCTGTCGTTTGAGTGCATCTAATTCAGCTTTAAACTCTTCAGCTTGTTTTTGTTGATGCCTACGTAGATCAGAGTAACGCTTTTTAAATGTTTTCTCTTCTGCTGATGTAGGCTCTTCTTCTTCAGGTTCAGCAGCTTCTTGCTCTACCTCACCTCGTTGTTCCTTTAGCAACTGTTCAAGTTCTTCTTCTTCCATTTTGCGTTTTTCTTCGTTAGTGTATTTACGATTTGCAAACGCAACTTTCTTTGGTGACTGCATTTCTTCAGCCATGATTTCTGCGGCTTCTGCCATTTTTCTATTCTCCTAGTTGGGGCCAACCGTAGCCACATTGGGGTGGGGGATCAGGTAGCCAACATAATGCGGTTATTTATTTAGAAGCTAAACCGCCACGCTTCATCTTTTTAGTTTTCTTTGGTTTTGGTTTAGAAGCTAGGCCGCCTTCTGCAAAGCCGCGACCACTAGCAACACGTGACTCTACATCACGAACCGCTTCTCTAGTAAATGAGTCTGCTTCTCGTTGACGTTCTGCAGCACGTTGCTGCCCTTCGTCACGATCAGAACTGTCTCCATACATTCTATTAATATTTGTTTCAGAAAGTTCACGAAGTCGCTCCTGCTCAATTCGCTCTTGTTCTCTCTTTGTTTCCTCTGCTTTTTTCCTAGCAGCTTCTGTAGCTGCGGCTTTAGCTTGTGTAGCAGCTTCAAGTTTTCTCCGTCTAGCTTGTTCCGCTTGTGCCTTTTCTAAAGCTGCTTTCTTTTCTAAAGCAGAGTCTCTCATTTTGGAAAACGCTTCTTCCGCTTCCGGTGAATTATATCCGGCTTTTTCAGCAATACTTTTAAAGGTATTGTAGTCCTTACCAGCAACTGCAAATTGTGTGTCACCTCGTTTAAAGTTAACTGTAGTTGTTTCAGGAATAGGTTTCCCAAAAGCCAAATTAAACGCTGTTTTTGCAACCCCCATTGTGCTAGGGAAAAAACCTTCTGGCATATCAAAAGATACACCGTACGTTTTTCCAGCGACACCTACACGCCCTCCACCCGGACCATACATTTCTTCTTCACGGCGTTGACGTTCTGCGTCACCGTCACCTTCTTCTTTAGTAACTTGCGCTGTTTGAGGTGTTGTAGGCGTAGTTGTTACTTCTTCTGTAGCCGTAGCTTCTGGATCAACATAGGTGTATCCTTCTGGGATTGGACTAATAGGTTGACCGTTACGGAATGGTACATTAATAATATTACCAGCTTCATTTTTATATTGGCGCAATTCATCATAAGAACCAAACTCGCCACCTATAGTTTGCTGAAAGGTAGGAATCTCTGAAGGCTTATATTGCTGCATTGTAGGAACAGCGGCTTGTGCTGGCCTAATTGGTTGCACAAATTGCTGAGATGCTGCTTGGGTAGGTGCTGGAGCAAAACCAGTTGTAGGAGCAGCAGCAGGTTGATAACCTGAAATTCCAAATTGCTGTTGCTGTTGAGAAGCTGGAATGAACGCACCCTGTTGTGCATACACAAGGCCACCTTGCGCCATTTCCATTTCATTATTATACTCGTCTTCTTCTTCCATGTCAAGATCATTAATGTCAAATGGAATATCGTCAGGAATGGTAGCTTCTTCACTATTGCCCATCTGACCCATTTCTTCCATTACTTTAAGACCCATTTTAGCTTCTTGACGCATACGCATTAAGTTGCCTAAACCGATGTAACGTACAACGTCAGCAGGGAATACAAACTCGCCTTCACTTAACTGCGCAGGAATATCATCACGCACTTCTTCTTGTGTAGAGCCGGGTGGCACGTCATTGCCAGACACAGGGTCCACTGTGCCGCCCTCGTCCATAAGACCGCCGTCCTCAAACATTTCCATTTGTTCTTTCATAGGTACTGCTCCACCTTCATTAAAAGTTCTAAGTTTGCCATCTTTAGTTCTGGCTACAGATGTGCTTAACACAGATTTTACTTCAGACAGCGTTGGTTTTTTATCCATGCCTAGACCTACAACATTTTTTGCAAGAACTAGAGGGCCAACCTGAATAACTTCATCCGCACTGGTTACAAGATTACCTGTAGCCTTATCGTAAAAGTAACTACCCCTGTAAGGGTTCATGCCTACTTGCGTCCAACCTGAGTCTTTGTCGGCTAATACTTTTTTTGCAAACTGATATAGTTCGTATGGATCTTCTGGAACATAGTCTCCAAATACACGTGCTATTGTTGCCTTTCCCATAGGCTTTTCTTCGCCTGTACTCTTTGCTACTCTTTTACCTTTAGCTATATCTAGTGCAACTTTTGGGTCAGAACCAAATGTAATATTTTTTAACCTAATTGCTTGCCCATACCCTACAACAGAACCACTTCTAGTTTTTCCATCGTGTATGGATACAACCCACTTATCATATTCATTGTACGCTGGAATATCTAATCTAGCACCGACACGTTGACCCGGCTCTATATCAAATCCCTTTACGCCTAAAATACCCTTTTCTGATTTTTTTCCCATAGCACCTACAACATCTGTTACTGTAGGCATCTCTGGCATTGTTTCTGCAGTATATAACTTAGGCTCTGGAAAAACCTCTTTAATACGTTTACGTGCTTCTTTTGATTTTATATTTCCTTGAAATAAATCTTCTGCGGCCTGTTCCGCTTCTGGTATGTTTTTCTGCCTTTGAGACTCTGGGAGTTTGTTGCTATTTCTCCACTGCTCTAACTTATCGGCATCACCCAATAACTCTTCCGCATCTGCAACGTCTTTTTTTCTAAATTTTTTTGCAGCAGCTTTAATTGGTTTATTTAAAATATCTCCACCGGGAAGAACCCCAACAGCTAATGCTGCTGTTCCTAACCCAGCACTAGCATAATCACCTTTTGACGCATCAGTAACAATATCTTTTGCAAGAATTGCTTCTCCTACACCCGGAATATTTTCAGCAACAGTTTTACCTGCGCTACCTAAACCAGCCATCTGCTCTGCAAGCATTTCTTCTTTTGTGCGAGTATCAACACCAGTGTCAATATCTTCTGCCTCTTTTATTGCTTGCATTTGTGCTTCAGTCGTTGCCAATTACTTCATCCCTAAGTTGCTTTAGTCTGCGTAGCACTGCAATTGCACCTTGCTGTCTGTGCAACGCAATAACGTCTGTTGATTGTTCCATTACTTTATGATGCTGATTAATCATATCATCTAAGTAATTATTGAACGCCTCCCATTGGTGGTTGTTGCCCACCAGCGGCTTGAGTTTGCTCAATATTTGCTGCTTGTCCATTTGCACTAAATCCTTGTTCACCCGGCAAAGGAGCCTGTCCTACGCCTATATTGCCGCCACCTGCACCTGAAGTATCCATAGCGTCTGCACCTGCTGGTGCTTGCTGTCCTTCAGGAATAGGTGCTTGGAAGCCTTTCATAATTTCTGCTTGCAAGGCGGCTTCATCCATATTATTGGTTACTTTGTCGGGGTCCAAGTCCATTGACTTCGCAATCTCACGAATGATATATTGAAACTTGGCAAAGGGAGCAAGTGCTGGATTACTTGCAACTTGCAAGAATTGCATCAAGCGTTGGCTACGTACTTCATTAGCCATAAGACTTTCTGTTCCACGTGCCTTAACCTCAAGATCACCTTTAATCTCAGGATCAAAGTCAAATTGCATATTGAAACGGAAAAATCCTTCACCAAGAGGGCGAAGCAAATAATCGTCTACGTTTTTAATAACTGTCTTTGTTCCACCAGCAGCGGCACCCATAAGCATTGAGATACCACTAGCCGTCCGACCAACACCAGATACGCCAGTTTGCCCGTGCGCAAATGATGGGAAGCCAGTGCTTTCATCTGCAAGGACACGTGCTTTATCAAACAGCATCATGTTCTCGCTAGATACGTTAGGGAACTTAGTTCCAAAGATAGCTTGACCCGGCGCACCACCTTGTCTACGGAATATCTTGCCCGGATAAAGCGATAGGTCTTGACCCGGAACCAAGTTAGTCTCGTCAACTTCAACGATAAGATTACCCGATAATACCGCATTATCTACTGCCATACGCATAAAGCCATTCATCAGCGTCTGCGTATCGTCCATATTTTCTGCAATACCTACGCCAAAGAATGAATATGGATTCAACTCATATGGTGCGGCATGATATGGAATTTTAGCGGGTTTAAATGGGTTAAGAACCATGCGAAGTAGTTTATTATTACAAATCCACACATTCGCTTGCAACTCATCGAAGTCACGAAGTTCTTTTGGAATATCTACGCCTTGCTCTTCGAGCATCTCTGTATCAACCATACCCCAATATTCAAGGACTTCAAATCGGTCAATACCATGTTCAGGAGCATAGTCAGAGAGATCATCTTCCCAATACTTTTTGGTATAGTTTTCTCCCATACGAATAGCTTCGTCAATAACTTGACTACGGAAGTAAGGACGTTTTTTCAACCCACGCAACTGAGAACGAGACATTTTGTGACGCTCAATTACAAACTGCGCTTCGTCCATGTTGTTTGCATCGGGGTCTGGATAAAAGTTCCAAACGGATACGTGTTCAACTTGAGGTACAGTTTTCAAGACAGGATCATAGTCACCGTCTTCGTTCCAGTTTGGATACTCCTTATCTGAAGCAAATGGACCTTTCATTACGCCAGTGCCAAAAAGAGCCATTTCAAATGCAGAGTTTCGTAGATGTTTAGTTGCACCAGATTCTTCAAGCTGATCGTGAATTTTCTTTTGCATCTTTTTAGCCGCAATCATTGCTGGGCTAAATGTAATTGCGGTTGGAGTTTTACCCGGACCTTCTTTTAGTTTATCTTCTACAGGCTCAAGTTTATTAGCCATGTTACCAAGGCGATCCATAAGAGACTGTGCTGTAGCACCCGGAGGTAGGTCTTGTCCATCTCCAGCAAAGCCATATGGACTACTTAGCATAGTCTCACCACGAAGTTGCTCTGGTTCTTTAGGATCAAAGTGTACGTCAGAAACTACACCTTCTGGGAGTTCCGTTGGTTCAATAGAAAGCGGAAAACGATGATTGGCAAACAGCACATCTACGATCTGACCGTATGCAGCAAGTGTTTTTGTTTTAGTTACTTTGATAAATACGCGAGACTTTTCGGCTTCAGTAAATTGAACATCAGGACCATACAAACCACGATAATTGCGATATGCTTTTATCCAACGCTCTTCATCTTGATAGCGATAATCTTCTGAACGCTGAAATCGTTCCATTATAAAAGGAATGATTTTGGAAACGTCTGCATCTTCGATAGCAGTATCGTCCGTATCTTCTAACGCAATTGCGTCATCTTCAATCATGATTTCATCTTCATCCATATTATTTTTCCTTAATAACCAAAGGTTGCATCCGCTACTCGCATACCGCCACCGGGTCTGCCCATAGGATCATAGTCAAATATACTAAATCTTGGTCTGGACATTATACCATATCTTAACGCATCATACAAGTGATCTTCTGAATTAGTGTCGATGTCTTCAGGGTTTTTCTTGTCCAACGGTATGGCGGGAAGTTGGGCCGTGAGGTTTGTGCAAGTATTAAAGAAAACAATTCTAGGTTCCTCTGTAAATTCATCTATCTGCAAACGTCTGTGTATCTCATTTTTACCTGCTACACGACTGCCCTTACTTCTGTCTGATGGACGCCAACGGCATCCTCGACTAATCATTTGTTCAGCAAGGCTAGGACCAGTATCGCCACGCTTATGCCAAAGAGAACTGTCAAGAACACCATACTTAATATTGCCGTCTCCTGCCTCTGCCTCTAAGATCATATCTGCCAAGTCTGTTGCCAGAACTTTTGACACGTATAATTCTCTATATACGATAAGCTGCTCATCAGGTGCGACAGCAAACCAAACAACGCCAGACTTGCTACCATAACCATAGTCACAGGCACGAAACTTAACCCAGTTGTGAGGGATATCGTAAGGCTCAACAACATGAATACGGCGATCAAACTCAGTAAATGCTGCACCTTCCTTGATATCCCAATCACCTTCAAGAAGTTGTCTTCTTTGTTGCTCTGGCAAGGAGAGAAGCATTGCTTCGTAATCTCCTGCTTCCGCAAGGTATGGATTATCAGAAAGTCGTGCGGGTATAAACCTTCGCTTAAAAAGAGGTCTTCCAGCTTTCTGATGTCCTGCTGGGTACCGTAATACTTCTCCTGTTTCGCTGTCTGTTGCATCGAATGCCCTATTATATGGTGAGGGATCAATGAACATTTTCTTTACCCAGTGATGCCCTCTACCACCGGGGTTAGTTGTAGCCCTCATAAAGATGGGCAGGTCAGGCGCAGTGGACCGTAGACGAGAACGCATATAATTCCATGCGTAGGGTGTGGACCATTGAGTTAACTCGTCAAACCCTATCCAGCTAAATGCTAGACCCTGATAACGCAACACATCATCATCTCTGTCGAGGTATGACATCCACAACCTTGCGCCAGACGGTGCAGTCCACTGCATCTTTCTTTCTGACCATTTAATTCCGGGCCAGATTTTTGGGTACAGTTCTTGCGATTTAAAAATAAGTTCTCGCAATTCTTCTGTGGTATGGCGAAGAAGCAATCCACTGAAAGCGGGATGCCCCATGTACCTAAGAGGATCAGCCAGCATAGCGTAAGATTTACCGCCACCCGCTGAACCACCGTACAATACCTCTCGTTCACTTGCTGCAAGAAACTCAGTCTGTGGGCCGGGGTTGGGTTTGAATAATACGTTAGCGTGTTCTTCTATGCTGCTAGTTTCATATTCAGGTACTACAGTTTCCTGTGTTTCAACCGTTGGCTTTTGCGCCTGTTCTTTCTTCTT